ATGCGGTCGGCTTCCACGCTCTGCAAGCGGAGTTCGCCGGCTTCGCGGACGATGACGAATCCGCAGTCGCCATCGCGCAAGATTGCCATGACAGCGAGCTGAAGCAGGGTGGTGAAATCGTGCCTCCGTAGGAAATCGCACTTGCTGCACCAGTCTGACCAGTATCGCTCAACCTGCGCGTCGAGGTCTTTGTTGCCTGTGCGGGCTTGGTAGGAGAGTCGGCCCGAGACGTACGTGGCAAATTTCAGGAGCAACGAGCGAACCGGTGGGAAGTTATCGGCAAGATCGCGCGCAGCGCGGATGAGCTTGTAACGCTCGGCTGTGCCGCTCGTGTCCTCGCCTCCGGCGATGTTGCGACTGATCCCGCGCTTGCTGGATTCCAGCGCCGCGTCGAACCGCCCGAAATTGCGCAGGCGGTCTTGCGCAATCATGCGAGCCATTGCGGCTTTAGGTGCGACAACTGCCAGAGCGCGCGTAAAAAAGTCTTGCTTCATACTAGGGTCGCTGTGTCGAAAAGGCGGTGACGGTACGCTTCACTCTCGAACCACTTGCATATTCGATTGCAGATTGCAACTGCCCGACGATATTAGAAACCTCGGTCAAATTCGCCCGAGTAAACGAGCGCCCCGCGATGCTGTAACTCGCCCCCGCAACGGCGATTGCCTCAAGGCATGCGATATATTTCTCTTGCAAGCTCTGAAGCGTTGCAAGCGGAAGCCCGAAAAAAGTTGAATTTTGCGCCATCCTTGGGCGCTGGTGTCAAAGTTTGGACGCGATAAACTTCCCCCGCGACTGCGTGCCGCGCTCGATGTCGAGTTTCCTCCATGCCTCGGCTGGCATGGATACAGATTTTGAAATGGCGGTTCGCCCCTTGGCGTTGGCGTTCTTCTTGCCTTTCGGACGGCCCGCGCCTTTGCGCGGTCCGCCGTGGGTGGTGGGCTTTTTCATTGAGCGTTGCGCATATCACGGGCCGCAAATGCCTTTGCGATCTTGGCGGGGAGATTTGAATAACGTGCGGGGAAAGCTGCAATCCATTTCTCAACGGTATTTATGGCTTCAAATCGTTGGCTGATAAACTGGCTTCCTTCGGTTGTGGTTTTGATTTTCATTTTTTCGTTTTGGTTTTTGTTTTTGTCGTCGCCGTGGTGGCTTCGATCTGGAATGACTATCTCACGCATTTGGTTTTTTGTAAACAATTATTTTTCAAAAAGTGAAAATAATTTTTGCCGCCCGCAGAGCCGCATGAACACTAGCACGGCGAGCGACCCGCGCCTTTGCGCGGGCCGCCGTGGGTGGGCTTATTCAGCGAATTCGATGACATGGTAGTATTCCTCGATTTCGTTGGCGCGACCGGAGTCGATAAACTCTTGCAGGTCCATTCCGTTTCCGTCGGCGTAACTTTGCATGAGGTTGTTGTTTTTTAGAGTAGCCTCTTCCTGGGCTTCTTTTTCGTCGGTGAAAAATTCTCCGTAAGAAGAAAATTCCAAGTCCCATCCGTTGGCTAATTTTTTTGCGTGAGCGATTTTGTAGGTTTTCATATTTTGATTTTCGGTTTTTTGTTTGTTTGGTCAAGGCTGGCGCGGGGATCGAACTCGCGCAGGGTGGTTTGTTAGGCGAGGAAGTATTTTCTTGCTGGGATTGTTGCGTCGCCATTTAGCCAGGATTCAAATGCTTCTGGGTTGCGGCGCTCCATTTCGTCCATCATCCAGCCGCGAACAGTTGGCACTTCTTTATCGTTGCGCGTGTCTGTGAGTTCAAAGGATTCAATCAGTTGTTCCATGTTTAGCTTTGCAAGTATTTCTGTGAGTTTCATTTTTCGTTTTGGTTTTTGTTTTTGTCGTCGCCGTGGTGGCTTCGATCTGGAATGACTATCTCACAAGCTTGATTTTTCGTCAACAACTTTTTTCAAAAAAATGAAAATAATTTTGGAGGCCCGCAGAGCCGCATGAACACTAGATCTGCGGGCGACCCGCTCCTTTGCGCGGGCCGCCGTGGTTGGTGGGTTTTTCATGTTAAGCTGGAAGGTAGAGTTCGTGGTATTTTTGAAGCATTGATGGAATCCTGCTGGCGTAGTCGCAGAGGTATTGATTGCGAAGTGCTGGCTTGGATAGGTTGCAAAGAAGGTCAGCAACTTTTTTTGCCATTTCTTCAAGTTCAATGACAGCGACTGGAGCTTGGCGCAGAATTTCGTCTGTAGTTCCGCCTGTCACCCAGCTCATGCGGTAGCGGAATGAATCAACGGCGTTTTGCAGTTCGGTCTTTGTAGTTTTTTTGGAGTTCATTTTTCGTTTTGGTTTTTGTTTTTGTCTCCGGCGTGGTGCCTTCGATCTGGGATGACAATCTCACAGAGTTGATTTCTCGTCAACAACTTTTTTTCAAAAAGATGAAAATAATTTTTGCCGCCCGCAGAGCCGCATGAACACTAGCTCTCAGCGCCAATCGGTAAAACTCCCGCGAGCATTGCCGACGCGAGCGCGATACACTCGCAGTCGAATAGATGGTTTGGCCTGCCGCCGATCCGCACCCAGCGCGATTCCACCTGCTTCGTCTTGGAGTTGACGATGTCTTTTTTCATTTCACTCACCATCTGCGCGCGGTAGTCGGTGCTTGCATCCCTCGGAGTCTCCCACTTCGGCATTGCGTCCGGTTGGCGGATTGCGGCGAGCTTGTCTTTGATCTTTTCGTTCGAGTGGAAAAAATAGAACGCGCGGAGGTTGTCCGATCCGGCAACCGCCGTTTCGATCTTAGAGATAAACTTTTTCACGCGGCGCCCGCTCCCGTCGATATGCGAGAACCCATCTTGTCCCGATCCGTGCGATGCCGTCCAGCCGTTGCGCGCACAGCGCTCGTAAACCAGAGGTGTGTCGTAGCCGGCGTCGATGACGACGCTTCGCCCTGGTACGTTGTATTGCAACCCGAGCGATTCGATAGTCTCCCAAGTCAGGATTTTCCCCTCGGACAAAAGCATGGATGAGCCATCCGCACGGAAGGCGCGAACAACATACCAGAAGTGATCGCGCTGCTTGTCCACGCATAGAAAGCGCCGGTGTTCGCCGTCGATCTTCTGCCCGTCGAGAAAGTCGCTCTTGGCGTAGTCGCCGGCGGTGATCTCCGGCAGGTCTGAAACAATCTCCTCTTGCCACGTCTGCGCCTTGCGCTTCTGAATAAATTGCTTCAGCGGTTCGAGGTTGCCGTTGCCCTTGGCTTCGCTGGCTTCAAGGAACTCTTTTACAATAGAGAACCACGGAATCCACCAGACCCCGTAGGCTGGCACTTCAAACGAGCGGTGGCCTCGGACGGGGTTCGTATTGAGTGAGCGAAAGGTTGCGCCGGTCGATAGCCCGCGCCGCACTGCGGCGGTGTCGGCAAACTGCGTTTTGCAATGCTCGCATTCCATCCGTACCGAATCTTGCACGGCGTCCCAGAGCATTTCGCCCGCTGCGTTCTTCGGTTGCTCAAACTTGATCGCGTCGAACGTGTACCGCTGCCACGCCTTGCAATGCGGGCACGTCCACCCCCAGACTTCGCGAGTGCCGCTGTCCCACTCGTGTTCCATTTCGTCCGTGCTGCCGCCGCCCTGAGAGCAGAGGAACGTCTTGCGGTTCCATCGGTCGTGATGCCGGGCTTTCAGCTCCTTAATCATGCCGTCCTTCCATCGCCACACTTCATCGCCGATGCAATACCGCATGGATTTCTCTTGCAAGTTCGTCATGTTCGCACCGCCCGCAAACAAGACCATGTGCGGAAAGAAGATCGTCGTTTTGCGGAGCGCGTGCCGGTCCTCGGGGAACAATGCGCGGACGGGTTCGCACTCTCGGAAAATCGGGAGCAATCGCGATTCCGTCCAGTCCTTCACCATGTCGTCAGTCTGCCCGACGAAAAGCGTCGGCCCTGGCTTCTGTGCGACGATGAAGCACGCAAGAGTTTCCATCATTGTCGTTTTGCCCGCGCCGGTGCTTGCGCGGAGAAAGACCTGTGTTGATTCGTCATCCGTGACGGCAAGCAAGACATCGTTCATCCAAGGCGCAACGGTGCGGTCAAAGCGGCTCGCGCGGTCCGAGTTCGGAAAGCGCACATGCGCCTCGGCCCAGTCGAGAATTGTCCCGTCATAGGCGAGCTTTATGCCCTCAGCTGTGCCTGCGCATTTCGATCCACTCATTTCATCCCGAACATTGATTTCAGCGCCTCGACATTACCATTTGGTTGATCCCGACAATATGGTCCATCCGACTCAATTTCTCCGTCGAAGTAAGCAACGTCCCACGTCGTCTCGAACATCTTCCGCAGCCCCCGCGCGCTCATCGTGACGTTGCCGTCGCCAGCAAATGACGGGTTGCGGTCGGTGTAGATTTTCCAGAGTTGTGAGCGTGTCATGGTTGGAATTGTGATTTTGCGTTGTTAATTCTAGCTTTTGCAATTTCCAGATATTCAGCATCGCGCTCGATGCCGATGAAATTAAAGCCTTCCAGCATTGCGGCCTTGCCTGTGCTGCCGCTGCCCATGAACGGGTCAAGCACGATACCGCCGGGCTGGGT